GTTTAATGGCAAGGAAGAGGAGCGTGACAAAATTGAGCGCGACATTTTCGCAGCGCAAAGCGATGGTCGTATTGTCAACGCGTAGTTAAAGGAGCCACAAAATGGCATTCGCTACATCCCCGGGCCATCCGGCCTATACTGGCAATTTCATCCCTGAGATTTGGGCTGGAAAGCTAATCGAAAACTTCTACGATGCTACCGTACTGGCGGCTATCGCTAATACGGATTACGAGGGTGAGATCAAACAGCACGGTGATACGGTTAATATCCGTACGACTCCCGAGCTCACGATTAACGATTATGTTAAGGGTCAGACCTTGACTGTCGAAAACCCCGATAAGCCAAAGTTGCAGCTTCTCATCGACAAGGGCAAGTACTTCGCCGCTGTTGAAGATGATGTTGATCAGGTTCAATCCGACATCGCTATGATGGACTCATGGTCTAAAGACGCTTCCGAGCGTATGAAGATCACTATTGATACCGATGTTCTTGGTAATATCGCTGGCGATATCGCCTCGACGAACCGTGGACTGACGGCTGGTGAGCAGACGCTTGCTATTGACCTTGGTGTTACTGGCACGCCAAATGCTCTCACAACCGCAAACGTCCTTGCTGAAATCATCAACCACGGTACGGTTCTTGATGAAGCAAATTGTCCTGAGCAGGATCGTTGGATGGTCATTCCCGCCAGGATGGGCGGGTTGATTAAACAGTCTGATCTGAAGGATGCGTCGATTACTGGTGACGGCTCTTCGCCGTTGCGTAATGGTCGGCTTGGTGTGATTGATCGCTTCACACTCTATGTGTCGCATAATCTGCCGTTATCCGCGACAGGCGCTGCTGGTGAGTTCACTATCTTTGCTGGTCATAAGAAGGGCATTACTTTTGCTTCGCAGATGACTAACATGGAGACTCTCCGGTCCGAGTCTACTTTCGGCGATATCATTCGTGGTTTGCAGGTATACGGCTTCAAAGTCGTGAAAGACACTGCGTTGACCGCTGGTATCATCACAATCGCTTAAGCGGAAGGAAAATTTATCATGGTTGCTTATACTGATGCTATCGGGTTCGACAAAGGTGGAACCTCTGGACATCGGGACAACGCGGCGAAAGCGTATTGCTTGTCTGTTGATCTTGATTTTACTGCTATCACGGCTGCTCGGGTTACCGCGGGGGCTACCGCCTTCGCTACCGGTGACTCACTGGCGGTGATCCAACTTCCTGCTAAGACCCTTGTCTTGGCGGCTGGTATCGACGTTACGACTGCTGACGGTACGGCTAGTACTGTTGATCTTGGGTTTACCGGCGGTGATGTCGATGCCTGGGTTGATGGCGTTGACGCTAATTCCGTTGGTAGCGCAGTAGGCCTTGGTACGCTTACTGTGACTGTCGCTACTTGCTACAACGCTTCAGCGGAAACACTCGACTTGCTGATGCTGACTGCTCCGCAGGATGCATCTGTCATGCGTGTCTGGGCTGTTGTGATTGACTGCTCGTAATAACGTTGGGTGGGGGGCTTCGGCCCCCTTCCCTTCATTTTATAAGGAGGCTATCATGGCTCATAAGCCTAATATGGGTAATCCTGGGCGTTGGTTGAAGCATGTCGATGATGGGCAGATTTTCCAGCACACTGACAATCTCGCTAAGCATCCCAAGATGGAAGAGGTTACTGAAGAGGAAGCTTTTCCGGAGCGTTTTCTTACGAGTAAACAGAAGACTCGTAAATCTAAACTTGATTTATCTACTGACCCAAAGGCGGTAGAGAAAGCCAAACCTAAGAAAGCAACTAAGGCTGCATTGGCTTCTGACGCATCTAGGGGATTGGATACGAAAAGATGATACTTGACGACGTAATTGTTGACGTACGTCGGATCATTCAAGACGAAGACTCGACAGCGTATAGGTATAATAATGCATTTATGCTGGGTATGGGTAACCAAGCCCTCAAGCGTATACAGCTTCTGCGTCCTGATCTCTTCGCTTATGTGAGCACCGTTGCTTGTACGCAGGGCCAAGTTATCCAGTCGGCTCCGTCCGACTCATTGCGTATTATCGAGGTGTATTCCATCGTTTCAAGTGGTGTAGGTTTAGTCGAAGCTGATCGTGAGGTTCTCGACCAGACTCTCCCTACATGGCCTAATGATGCTGAAGCTGCAGCCATCAATTGGATGCGCTCGGTACGTAACCCTAACAAGTTTTTTATATACCCTCAGGCTCCTTCAGGTCAGAGTCTAGATATCGAGTATTCACAGGTACCAATCACTTATGATGGAACGACGGCAGTTGCGCTCCTTCCGGATGCGTATTTCCCTGTAGTCGTGGATATTATGGTTTTCTTATTGGAATCGGTAGATAACGAGGCTGTGACAAGCGGGCGTGCTAAACTTTATAAGGAGTCTTATGAGAACATGCTCGGCGTCAGCAAGGGGTCTATTATTGTAACTGATACCGAGGACGCTGGGCTTGATCCAACCAAGGTGGAGGTTGTCTAATGGCTACTGCGCTGTTCTCTACGTTAGTCAATCGTCTAGCGGCTAATGCGCCCGGTGCTCCACAACCTGTTCTAGTTACTCATATACGTGACGCAGCTATCATAGCCTGCGAGCGTACTAACGCGTGGCGTTATGAGCATGCGACGATTACTATGGTAGCCGGGACGTATGAGTACTCGTTTGTCCCTGTATCGGGTGCGGAGGTACATACTATTCTAATAGCATCAATCAATGGGGTTGATCTACCAGCCAAGACGTTGGAGGAGATACATGAGTTATATCCCAAATATCCATCTAGTGTAGTGGCTGAACGTACGACTCCTCAGTATATCTTTCAGAATAACCCCGATACGTTCCATGTAGTTTTAATCCCCGATAATAGTACCGATACCATTAAGATGTTCGTGGCCCAGAAGCCCCTTAGGACGGCCACAGGCATGGAAGGTACCGTGATGGATGATCTGGAGGATGTGATCGTCCATGGGGCCTTACAGGGGCTCCTGACGATGCCTGAGACTACGTGGAGCGATACCGAGTTGGCTGCATACCATGCGAAACAGTTTACATTTAAGGTGGCGGAACGCCGGGCTCGTGCTAATTTGGGTGCTGGACGCGCAACATTAACAGCCCGAGCCCCTGTACCATGGGCCTAAGGAGATAGTTTATGGCACAAGCCCTATTCGCAAATAACGCCTTCAGTTTACTGGCTAGCGGGATCAGTAGTTCCGATACTTCTATGGCTGTTACGGGTGGCGAGGGTGCATTATTTCCTAACCCGACAGGGGGTGATTATTTCTATGTCACGTTGATTGACACTTCTAATAATCTTGAAATTGTTAAATGCACAGCGCGTTCAACCGATACGCTTACTATTGTTCGTGCGCAAGAGAGTACTACGGCCCGGGCTTTCGTTACTGGGGATCGCATAGAACTTCGTCTTACAGCCGCAGGGATAACTGAGGCGGATGGGTATGTTGCTCCAACTGATGAAAGTACTGATACTACTTGTTTCCCGTTATTTGTAGTTTCGGCTACAGGTAGCCAGACAACAAAGACTGGCACTAACCTAACATTCAATTCTAATACAGGGGCGTTGGTATCTACGCTCTACGATGGGATGATTGGTTCGGTAACTCCGGCGGCAGGTTCATTCACTACGATTACAGGTAGCGGCGTTGCCTCTATCGACGACACTACAGATACCACTAGTGGGACGACCGGTTCTATTCATACCGATGGCGGCGTGGGCATTGCCAAGAAGCTGCACGTTATTGGAACCACTACGCACGGCGGTAATGTGGTTTCGGATACAGATAGTACTGATGATTTGGGTACTACCGGAGTTCGTTGGGCCAACCTTTTTGTCGATGATATCACTGCTACCACTGCGATAACGGCAGCAGGGGTTATCACAGGTTTAACTCTGGAAGCTACGGGTGACACGGCGGCTGGTGATAATAGTGCGCTAGGTTATACCTCTGCCGAAGGCGCGATCCTCACCGGTCAGGGGTCCACCAACGATGTAACCATCAAGAATGACGCAGACGCCACGGTTATCAGTGTTCCGACAGGTACGACAAATGTTACCTTCGGCGGGACCATCGTGTCTGACACCGACAGCACTGATGATATCGGAACCAATAGTGTCCGGTGGAAAGAACTGTTCGTTGACGATATCACGATGGGTGGCGACCAGACT